CGTGTCGGATATCGGCGAGGTCGCCGTGCCGGTCGTGGCAAGAAGCGTCCGGGTGAGACCGTAAGCACCAGCCGCGGTGAGCGGCAGCGATGTAGCCCCGGTGCCGCCCTGGGCGACCGTCGCGGTGCCGCTCAGGTTGGAGAATCCGACCTGGGTGCGCGTAACGCCGCCCGTGTTATCGACGCCGGTGAGGAAAAAGCTCGCCGAGGCAGCTTGTGCCCGCACACCCCCGAGACCTGTCGTGGTCGGCGGCTGGAGTCCGGGTATGAAATTAAGGGTTGTGCCGTCCGCGTTGGCAATAAATGTCCCCGACGAGCCCGAGAACAAACTGGTGGCGTTAAGACCGGCCATCGTTAGGCCGGTGTTGTTGGTAATGGCGCAGCTTGTACTAGCCGTGACACTGACTTGCAGCGTCTTGCCGGGCGTAAAGATGCCGGCGGGCAACGTCAACGTGACGGAGGCGCCGCCCATGATTAGCGTATTGCCGAGATCACCGGCGGTTGCTGTGTAGCTGGTGCTCTTGGTCGTGGCGGTCGGAGTTGTGCCAGCCCCGCCAGTCGCATTCAGCGTCGTGCCGCTGAACGATAAATTAGTGCCAAGCGTTATCTCGCTTGGTGCCGCCGCCGATCCGGTCGGATTGCCGAGCAGGCGCGCACCGGAAACATTCTGCATCCTGGCATAGGTTACGTTCGCTGCCGCGATATTGGCTGTGGTCACTGCATCGGTCGCCAGCGTCGTGACTAGCGAGTTGCTGGTCGTCACCGCACCGGACAGATTACCTGAAGACGCAATCGCGGTAGATGTTGCCGCAACCGGAATCTGACCGGGGGTCATACCGCTGACCGAGCCGGTGCCTGGCGGTCCAGCCGGCCCCTGTGGGCCGGGTGCCCCATCGGCTCCCGCAGGCCCCGCTGCTCCGTCGGCTCCTGCAGGGCCAGCCGGCCCGCTTGGACCAGCGGGGCCAGGCTGGCCAGGTGCCCCCGGTATGCCAGACTGATTTGTAGCAGCTACCCAGGCGTCCTTCCCCGAGGGGTCGGTATAGAAGACGTAGAGCTGCCCGCCGCCGTTGCTGCTGTCCCACCAGAGGTTTCCCGGCGTCTGTCCGTCTGGCGGATAATCGCTGATCGTGACAGCGGAGCTACCACTACTGGCAACGAAGTCGGCGATCTGCTGCAGACTGATATAGTGTGGCTGAGTCGGCGACACTGGCAGCCACGGCTTGAACAGCATGTCGCCGGTAAGGGTTGGCCACAGCGGCCACAGCTGCAGATCACCGTCCATAGCGGTACGCCGTCATAAGTTTAATTGACTGTGGCCCAAGTGTTATAGCTGATGTCTCGCCTGCACGGGTCCTCCACTCTACACGCCCGGTTTCCTCATCAGCCATGACTAGCGGGCCGCGGTTAACTGTCTCTAGCGTATCCTTGCGTACCGCCTGATACCGCATTGCTTCTTCGCCACTCACTCGCATTATGCCACCCTCGCAAATGGATCATATTCCCATTGAACCATCGGTTTGTGTGGCCCCTCGTGGCCCGCGTCCATATTAACCATTACCGGGTAAGCAAAGGTCAGGGCTAGTGCGTCGGCCCAGTCCGGGCTGGCCACGCCCCGAGCTCGCATATCTGCCTTGCGTTCCAGCTGAATCTCATCCCGTCCATTAAAGGCATAGGTTGGGCCAACTAGTTGATCTCGCAGTTCTGTGTCCGCCTCGATCGCACCAGTCACGAGCCAGGCACGCATGGCTCCCCACATCTCGGCCCGTTTATTCGCGTACCGTTCTCCCTCCGTCACAAAATCACTTCTATCAGCTTTTGAACCAAATTGCACATCATGGACGGCCAAACGTAGCTGGCGACAGCGATCGACAACGCCGCCACCAACACCACCGCCATCAATAAAAATAGCATCAGCCCTGAGGGCCTGCGCGAGTTCGACGACTCGTCCAGCCAGTGCCATTGTATCCAGGCTTCGAAGTCGGACAGCGGCGGTGGTTCGCGCATCTCGCCCCTTCCTTACGACTAGGACACTTTCGTCCGAGCCATATCGCGCCACATCGACTCCGATGACGAGTGGATCAAATCGTTGGGCCACTGCTTCTCGAGCTTGCGCTTCGGCAACCACCGCTGCGGATATGAACTCGCTTTCACCTGTGCGTGGGAATACCCCACGTACGCGGATACGGAAATAATCGGAGTCTTCACCATAGCTCCGCTCCCATGCCCGGATTTGTGCCTTATTTGTGAAAGAGATCTCGCGGGCATCTACCTGAGTGGTGTGCCATGCCGAATCGCTGAATATTTCGCGAAACCTGCCGGTCGATTTTGTGGGGTTGCCAAAGGCGAACCACAGTCGTTCTGTATTGGCGTCGCTCAGGAACCCACTGGCCGTTTCCCAAATGATGGTTGGGATACTTGAGGCCTCATCGAATATCATAAACACCCGACGGCCCTGGTTATGTAGACCAGCGAATGCCTCGGGATTGCGCTCAGACCACGGAACCATGTCGGTGCGCCAGGTCTTCGCGCGATCTGGGTCAACCGAAAAGAGGGCGGTGGCCTCTAGTCGGAACAACGCGCGGCCGACGAAGAGGCGATACCATTTGGCCAGTTCTACCCATGTCTTTGTTTTTAGCTGTGTCTCGGTATTGGCGGTGACGACGCCTCGTGTATCGGTAGCGGTGGACATCGCCCACAGCACGATCCACGATACCAGTGTCGATTTGCCGACACCGTGACCAGAGGCCACCGCCTCTTGGATTGCCTCGTTTAGAGAAAGACCGGATATTCGATGAAGGAGGGCGGCCTGCCATTTCTCGGGGCCGCTTTGCCCGAACAACTCGCCCTCGCCCCAAGGAAAAGCCCATGTCACGAAGCCATAGGGATCGCTTGCAAACTCGGATAGCTCCTCTATCAGGCGGCTGAGGTCATCCATCCCTTAGAGCGTCTATCGCCTCCCGTATCTCTTGTGGGTAAGGTTGGTCCGGGGCATTTGCAGCTCGTTCAAGGGCTGCAAGCGCCTGTTCCCGGTCCTGGCGCACAAGACTAGCGCGCATTTCTGCGCGCCAATCCTTAGCCTCGTTAGACACTTTCAGCTTTAGGAGTAGGTTCCGTGGGAGTTTCCGGAACCTCTATCGAGAACGTTATTCGCTCATATCCGCTTCCATCCGATTTAGGCACGTAGGCTACCAGATAGGCTTTCTGCGGATCAGATGGATCTACTGGCGGAGCCTGCGGCGGGATATAGATCGGTGGTGTCGGAAATGGCTGATTTGCGCCGCCCCAAGTTCCGAGGCCCTGGCCAGGAAGCGAGTTGTCCGGCCTCACAGGACCGCCCGGCTGTTGACCAGGTAGCCCCTGATCCGGGTACGGCTGTCCTACTCCTCCCCAAGTACCGAGCGGAGGTCCGCCAGGTGCAATCGGGTGGGTGGGGAAGCCTGGCCCCTGCGACGGATACGGAGGTTGCCACGGCCCGCCCCAAATGCCGGGGGGACCTCCAGGTTGCTGTCCAGGAAGTCCCTGATCGGGATAAGGCTGGCCAACACCACCCCAGGTACCAAGAGGCGGTCCGCCACCACCACCCTCCGAGACTGGCGTTATAAGTGCAAGAAAGGGTTGTTGAGGCATATAGTCTCCATCATTGCTGGCGGGGCCACCAGCGAAGGCCCACCCCTACCTACCCAGGCCCCTGAGTAGGTATTCCCATCCCTCTGAGACCGTGCGGGCCGCGGTCTCATACTCTATTACGGCGTATGCCCACGAACCCGAGCAGGGCCATTCCGAGCAAAGCAAGTGATCCTGGCTCCGGTACGCCAGAGGCGGTCTTGATCTCTGTCTGGCCACGGTTCAACAGTTGGCCGCCATCTACGAGGGTGCCGGCCGCGTCGAGCGTCATACTGAACAAATCGTCGTCGCTAACCGCGCCGCTGCCATTGTGCGAGAAGCTGTCCGCCGGACCGTTGGCCGTATCGGCGAAGCTGTCGATCTGCGCACCGGGCGTGTCGCCAGCAAAGTCCGCGCCCTGAGCGTTGGTTGGATCGTCGAACCAGCCCAATGCGATCGTCGATCCATCCGCGTTCTGCCAAGTACCCGCGCCGGCCGTAAAGAACTGACTAACTGGACCTACAAAATTCGTGTCCGAAACCGTCACATCGTAGGCGACGGCAGCGCCGCTGTTGTTGATTACGCTCAGCGAAGATGTATTGAGCGTCGGCACCCCAGGATTCAGAAGTGTGCCACTTGATGTCTGAATCGACCCATTGACCTCAACGCCGCCGACCACAACATCCCCAAGCTGGATCGTGCCAATCGCTGCGTTCTGGTCGCAGCTGAGATCGTTGTCTACACAGAACAAGGTTGACCCGCCGAAATCGGCCGCAATCTGTAAGGTAGCGTTGGCCGCCCCGAGAGGCAGAGCAATGGTTAGTGCGGTGATGATGGGTAGTCTCACAGTAGTCTCCTTACTGGCTGTGGG